AATCAATAAAACATGGGATACTTAGATAACTCAACTGTCACAGTAGACGCAATCCTAACAAACAAAGGACGTCAAATTCTAGCAGCCGGTGGCATGCTAAACATTACAAAGTTTGCACTTGCAGACGACGAAGTAGATTACGATTTATGGAATCCAGCACACACCTTAGGTACCAACTACTACGGTGCTGTGATTGAGAATATGCCAATTTTAGAAGCTTTACCAGACGAAACTCAAATGCTTCGTTACAAGCTAGTAACACTACCTAAAGATGTGATTGGTATTCCTGTGATTGATGTTGGAAGTGAGTCTCTAACTTTTACCAGCATGAAGCCAGAGACAATCACACCAACAACAATTAACATGCAAGGAGCTAATCAAACAGCTGGCTATACTGCTATACTAAGTGATGATACTGTTGCTACTTTAGCAATATCCCCTAACGGTTCCGTTGCTGGAGTTACGGGTAGAGCTGTTGGTGCTACAGCTGGTATGGATACTAGTACAATTGCTGTGGCAAATTATCTAGATGACGAAGTAACCGGAATAACAACCGCTGGTAAGACCATAACAAAGATTGGAACTTCTTTTACAATTACACCAAAAATGCAAGCAGACACTTCAACTATTGTAAGATGTCTACTTACTATTATAGGTAATGAGACTGGCGGATTTAAGACAATCACTATTACAGTAGATCCATCCAATTTTAATCTTATTAACGTTGCTACTAACGCTCCAATCAGTCCAGTTCTCTAATAAAACACACAACTAATGGCATCAATTTTTAAAAATTTTACAGCCGAGGATATAGTACAAGGCGATATCCAAACTATATCACAACCACTTTGGTCCGAGAATATGAATCCTTTTTCAGCGTCGTTTGCATCTGGAATTGGATTCTTTACATCATCAACACAGGTGTCACAATCAGGTGATTACTTTGTAAACGTATACCACAGAAATCCAGTCACATCAACAAATGCACAAGTGCAGTTTGCAATTGCATACGGTAACAAAAAAGGTAGTGGATCTGTAGGAGACGTTAACACAGTTGGTCAAAATATAAATGACACACCTTCTCGTGCTATATACTCTCAATACAGAAACCAATTACTACCACCAACCGATCAATCTTTTACATTTGGTACTGGAATTTCTGCTGACGACCCAGATGATATTATTGTACTTAATGTGGCTCGATCAAGATTCCGTCAAAAAATAGACCCAGGAAACTGGGAACTAAGAATTGGTAGTGGTTCTGTCACTTCTACCTTTCCATCAGCGTATCGTGTCTTTATTGATGGTAGTGGTGCTGGTGAAGATGCTGCCATTAACGCAGCTGGAAGAGTATTTTCTATCTATAGTGGATCTGGTGGTGTAACAGCTTCAAGTACTGTGTACGGGTTATTTTACCCTGACCAGGGTGTTCTCATTTTTAATGCAAACAGACTTGCTACGGAATTAGGACTTCCCTTTAACTCAGGGTCTCAGATACAAGCTCGTAATCACATCTCAATGTCTACATACATAAGTGGTTCTAGCTACTTTGCAGCTCGTAGTGAGGAAAAAGTAACATCTACACATTATTTTGTACGTGTAACAAATCAGCAGTTCAACTTTTCTAACAATCCAACTTTTGTAACTGGTAGTACAGGTACATTTAGACACTCTAGTATGCTTCGTAATCCGAGCGTATACATTACAACAATTGGCATGTATGATAATAGCAATCGACTATTAGCTGTTGCAAAGTTGAGTCGGCCATTACTTAAAGGCTTTAATCGTGAAGCACTTATAAAGGTTAAACTTGATTATTAATTTTGTACCCCCCTTTGGATAGTCTCCTTAGGCCTAAAACCCTTCATAAACTTGGAGGGTTTTATCTTTTATATACTATGTATTAATATATGGCAGGAGTTTTCAAAAGCTTAGATCAAGCTGATATCAGAATCACACCTTTTAGGGCACACAAGCTATGGACTGATGGCGTAAATTGCAGTAGCTCAGCTTTTACTTTATATGAAGCTGATTACAGGCCCTCAAGATTAAAAGAAACAGTTTTTTATTACAGCACTAGCAGTCGTCAGGTTGTGAGTCCGGATTTTTTAGGTGCCGCTTTAGACTACCTAGGATATTATCTTTTTGCACAAAAGCCACCCTTTGTTGTAGGTGATGCAATCACAACTACACAAGAGGAACTTGTGACAGCAAACCTTGGTTATAATAATTCTAGCACTACCGTACAGCATGTCTACTACTCTAACTATTTTAAGAATTGGGCAGTCATAACAAGTCAGAGTGCTCCAGGTGCAACTCATCCACAAGGACCTGGTGCTATGTTTATACCAAAAAATTTAGTTGATCCAATTGAACAGGGAAATAGTGTTGTTGATGCACAAGAGCCTACTACATGTAAAGGAAAATATCAACGTGTAGTTCATAGATCAATTGATCACCTCTACTATCGTAATTTCTACACAAATAACAAAGCTAGTTTTGGAAGTGGTAACATTAATACTCAAGTTAGACAACTAGGTAAAAAGGCTTGGGTAATTAGCATGCCGCAATCAAAATTTGGTGAATCAATTTTACCAGGCTCTATTGAAATCCAAGCAGCCTATACTGCTTCTCTTAGCAGCCAGTCCATCACTATAATAGACGATTCTTTTGGTAATCTTTACATAAGTGGGAGTGCTATAACACACAAAATAGGTCAAGTTGTAAGTGGCTCAATAAGTGCAAAGGCAGTCGGAGAATGGCCTTTTGATAATGGTTATAAATACTACGATGAAGGGCCTGTAAGTTTTACAAGTTCTTTTAATAGAGGTAGATGGGTTGCGAAGGAAACAAAATACTCTAATATTGAATTTCGACACAACGAAAATTTACTCGGCATAACACCCACTTTCACCAGCAGCTTACAGTCTTGTATATCCGTTGTACCTGGAAGGTATAACAAACATTATAATTTTGAGAATGGGGATTTTACAATCTCTTTTATGCTTTTACCAAAAAGTGCACCTACCAGTACTGAGGGAGCTACTTTGATTGCAAAAGAAGGAACTGGTGATGATATATTTGTAGATGAAAATGGAAATATAGCAACAACATCAGCTACTGTACGTTCACCCTATAGAATACTCTTTACATCAGAATCCAAGATTCAATTTGAGAGAGATGCCATATCTACTAAGTTTATTTTGACTAGTAGTGTTGCACTGTCAAACGACTCTGCTAGCTTTATTGCAGTTGTTAAGAGTGGTTCCACTTTTAGTCTCTACAACGATACCACATTAGTTGCTAGTGCTAGTGATAGTACTCTATCAAAACTCTACTCAAATCAATCCAATATTTTTATTGGCAATGATTTTAGTGGTACTAAAGGCTTCAATGGCATGATTACCAATATTAAATTTTTTAATCAAGCTATTACTGGTTCTACAAACAATGGCGACTTATATAAACTAGCACGCACACAAAATCAGGGTGATTTAAGAGTTGGAAATGTATTCTATAATCACGGAATGATGGTCTTAACTTCCGAAGAAGCCGGACGAATGACGTTTACCACTGCATCAGCTCGAGGAACCCACACAATTTGGGAAACAGAGATCTCTTGTACCGCCGGGCCTGGTGAATTCTGCGTGAGCTATAATAGATCGTTGCAGGAATATAATCCAGCAGTAAATCAGTTTGTCCTTAAGGACTTTGCAACTGGCTCATCTTTTAGGCCCTATATCACTACAATTGGGCTCTATGATGATCACTACAATCTACTAGCAGTTGGTAAACTAAATGCACCAATGCAAATGCCGAATAACATGGACACAACATTTATACTTAGATTTGATCGTTGATGAAAAGAAAAAGGTTTACAAAAAAACAAGCAGCTACAAAACACGGTTACAGAAGCGGACTAGAGGAACAAATTAGTGAGGCATTAGCACAAGCTGCTATAAATGGTGAATATGAGCAACATAAAATAGAATACACTATCCCAGCTACAAAACACGTTTATACACCTGACTTTAAACTTCCAAATGGTATCTTTATTGAAACAAAAGGTAGGTTTGTAATGGAGGATAGAAAAAAGCATCTCTATATAAGAGAGCAGCATCCGGAATTGGATATTCGCTTTGTGTTCCAAAACTCAAAAGGAAAGATTAGAAAAGGATCAAAAACCACTTATGCAGATTGGTGCATTAAGTATGGTTTCTTATATAGTGAAAAAATTATACCACAAGACTGGCTGAAGTAGCTTATTGTTATTTGGAATAAAAGGCGTATAGTTGTGATATGACTATAGATCTACTTCAAGTAAAAAACATATTAGATAGCCATTTGGGTCGAGGAACAACTCATAAAAATGGTGAAATAAGTTACTACTGTCCTTTTTGTAATCATTATAAAAAGAAGCTTCAAGTAAATGTTATAACTCAAAAATACCATTGCTGGGTCTGCTCTAGTAGGGGACTAACCATAGGTACTCTTTTAAAAAAGAGTAACGCTCCAATTGAATCTTATCAAAAAATAAAAAGTATTTATGGGGAGTCAATATCCAAAGGAGAAAAGCAGACCTCTTCAGAATTTGTATCTTTACCTGAGGAGTATAAACCATTATATAGATCGCAAAGTGATCCTCATTACAAAAATGCTTTACACTATGCAATGAAAGAAAGAGGATTGACAGCAGTAGATATTCTTAGGCATAGAGTAGGTTACTGTGATAGCGGGCCTTATAGTGGAATGTTAATTATTCCAAGCTATGACGCTAGCAACAATCTAAACTTCTTTGTTGGAAGATCCTTCTATAAGGATGCCGCATTAGCTCATAAAAATCCTTCAGTATCAAAGGATATTATTGGGTTTGAAAATCAAATCAATTGGAATGAGCCTATTATTATTGTAGAAGGAGCTTTTGATGCAATTTCTACAAAAAGAAACGCAATACCGTTGTTTGGTAAAAAAATTCTTGGTAACTTACGGAAGAAGGTAATAACAAACAAAGTACAAAAGATTTATTTAGGATTGGATAAAGATGCATTTGAGGATTCGGTAAAAGAAATTGAATACTTTATCAACAACGGTGTTAATGTTTACCTAATAAACTTAAAAGATAAAGATCCAAGTGAAACAGGGTATAGTAAAATGGCTGAAGCAATAAACAATGCTCAGCCAGTTACTTTTTTTGATTTAATTAAATACAAAATGCTGATATGATAAATAAGATCAAGTCAGACTTACAAAAGGTTGATTATATACTGCATATTGCGGATATACACATAAGAAATTGGAAGCGACATAAGGAATATAAGGAGGTATTCAAGAAGCTATACGAGGCTGTGGACAACTTACCAGTAAATAGTATAGTTACTGTGGGTGGTGACATTGTCCATGCTAAAACAGATATGAGTCCAGAGTTGATTCAGCTAGTGGCTCAATTTCTATCTGAATTAGC